TCTTTTACTTTTAAAATGTTATTTAATAACTTATTATTTCTTATACACCTTCTAAGTTGTATTCTGGAAGTACCATAAAATAATCTGTCTTGTTACCTTCTTTACTTAAAACTACCTTTAAATAATTATTCCTTCTGATAGGTTTCAATATACCATCATTATGTAATCTGTTTGATATAGAAGTTCTTCTAACTTTTCCTAAATTACTTACTTCATACAGACCTTCATAGCCTCTAATTTCCTTCCAAACCTCTTCCATTAGTTAATGTAAATTATTTGTCTTTGCCCTATCTCATTGGGCTTACTTTACAGTTTATTTATGGTGTGTTTCTTCTCATAATATTCTAATGCCTCTATAAAGAAAGGCTCGAATATTCCCTGTTGCAAGAGAATAGTGACAAATACTGTTGTCTCATAGTAAGGTTTACCATGTTCCAAACAGTAATTCATCAATAGAATATTTATGTCCATTTCAGTCAGTCCATCAAAGGCTACAAGCCTACTAATCCTGACTACTTCATCCCTACCCATAATATTCCTGTGCCTTCTCAACTACAAGACCCAAATCATTGGGAATATATAGAGGAAACATACCAACAGGACTCTTTGCAGGATACACTCCATCATCATTAGTGACAAATTCTCTGATGGATTTCTTCTCTTTAGAATCAAAAGAAGATTTACCATAAAGAACTACTTCAAACTTACCCTCAGGAGTAATATAGGAATCAACCATGTTACCAGTACTCTTATATTTATAAGAGATACTATCACCATTCTTGTCTTTATACTCCTCATAGTGAGCAAGACAAATCATGTTCTTATTCTCTGGCACAAGATTGATTGCATCAAAGATTAATCCCATTCCATAACCAATCTGTTTAGGAGTGTCCCAACCACCTTTCATTGCATTCTTCATATAGAAATCCTGACTGATATAATTCATATCATCCAATACTATATTAACAAATGGAGATTGTGGGCTGGATAATGCCTCAATGATTTGTGCAACTTCCTTTGCATCATTGGTTATAATCCTGTTACCCTTAGCAATTTCCTTGAAAGTAGTAACTTGGTACTTACTCCCACCACCCCTAAAAGGTAAAGGTTTGTTCACACAACTTATCAAGTAAGTTACTTTAGGGTCTAACCCTTTCAATCCAAGTTCTGGTATCTCTCCAATAGAGGTTGATTTACCAAAACCTGACTTAGCTAAAATCAATGCTTTCATTCTTCTTATTTAAAATTTTAGTCTGCAAAGGTAATCAATTTAACTAACCTATGCAAATTCATCTTCCACTTTCTTACTCTGGCTTTTCTTATAGAGACATTCATGAAAGTATAATTAGTCCTCCTTCTTACAACTGTCTCAATGTACTCAAGACATCTTTCCAGTTCAGGCTTATTATTGGGTAGTGGAAGCTCAGTAAATGTACTCACTGCTCCATCAAAGAACAATGGACATATTTGACCTCCTGCTCCATTATCTCTATCCTCAATAACCTGCATAAACCTTATATTGTTTTTGAATTTGGTCACATCATAACCTTCATATTCCCTTAGACCATACTTAAATGGACTATACAAACCAAGTACCAGATTTGCATCTCTGGTAGTAGTCTTACAATCTGCAAGACCATCTGATGAAGGCATCATCTTATTCAACTTCTGATTCTCAATTCCTTCTTGAGCCTGAGCTTGATGTTGGATTGCAGTAATATTGAAATCAAACTGGTCTCTTTGAGTGATGAAATATTTACTCATCTTCTCAATAGTTTGCATTTTGTTCATACCACTTTCTGACATCAGATTTGAATAGTTGTCTAAGATAACTTCTACATATTCATCCTTATCATCTGGTTCATAATAGTCTATTACATCACTTTCCTCTTCAAGTCCAGCTTCATTCTTCATGATAACCTTCTTGAAATGGAACTTTCCTCTACTCAAAGCAAAATTCCTACAATATTTATTAATACCTGTAGGATTTCTCTCAGAGTCAATATAGATTACAGTCTCCTTGAACTTCTGAATGTATGTTACATACCTTTCAGATGCAAGTAAGTCTAATATCTCTTGAGGAACTGGTCTATCAGTAGAAGTACTCTTCAAGTCAGTTGGACTTATTCTTATTTTATCAAGCCTATATAACAGGTGACATAAGAACTCATAGAACTTTTCTTCCTTACCCATTTCAAGGGTAAAATAGAGTATCTTCAACCTTAGTTGGTCAGGGTGCTCAATTGCATAGAAGAAGGGTTCATAAACAAGCATATAGTCAGCAAGTTTTGATTTACCAACCTTTTGATTCGCAGTAATAATGTTATATCTTCTCTTCTCTATTCCGGGGAGCCATACTCTTAATCTTGGGAAAGACAATGGAATACAATTTATCTTGCCATCCAGTATCCTCTGCCTTCGGATTATTAGCTTCTCTAATGCCCTATCAAATGAATCCTTCTCTTCCATAGCTTAAACCAATGTACTTGTCCAATCATTAGTGAGGTCATTCTCCTGACCAGCATTCTCAATATAGTTAGCCAGTTCTGAGATAGGTACTTTAGTACCATCCTTTACCTCTTCTTTCCAAATGAAATATTGAAGCAATCTCATGAACTTATACTCTCCATTGAAGCCAGAAACATAGGCTTGAGTTGCATTGATAATTTGTTCATCAGTGTAATCATTCCCATATTTCTTAAAGAAAGTCTGTAACTTCCTCTTAATGTCAGTTTTATTTCCTCTCCAATACTGATTGTTAAAGTTCTTTCCTTCTGGATAAATGGATTGAAGTTGAGGTACTAATGCCTCAATCCTTTGATTGAAGTCATCAGTCCCCACAGACTTATCAGAGTCAAGAATGATATTATTGACAACATTATTTCCCATAGAAGTTACAAATAACCCTACAGGAAGATGTGTTTCCCTATCATAACTTGTACTGATAAGTCCTTTTTTCTTCAACTCACTTTCAGCAGTATTGAAATCTACATTGTTTTGAATAGCTATCATAAGTAAGACCTCTCCAAGAGAAACCCCACTCTTCTTAATAACCTTGTCATTCAATGAGATTGTCATAGTACTACCCAATCAGCAATTCAACATGAGCTTCCTCAACCTTCACAGTTTGTTCACAAGCCTCCACAGATTCATTCACAAGTGCAGCACAGTTCAAGAAATATTTCTCAATTTCTTTGTAAACCTTTGCAGCAGTAGCAAATGCTTTACCTTTTGCTCTGGATTCTGCAATCCTCTTACCTGCTTCTTCATCAAAGGTATCTTCTTCATTGCATCTTGCAATGGCTCTCACTTTGAATGTACCAGACTCACTTACAAGTGGAAGATTAGCCCACATATAGGGATAAATCTCATTCCATGCAGGATGTTTCTGCAACTGCATATCACACTCCAGAACACAAACCACTACCTTCTTCTCAGGATTTACAATGTAGTTTGCTTTAGTAATTTTAACTCTGTTCCTCATACTTTTATTTCACTTAAATTTGTTTTCACAACCAACTCTGGATTATAGTCCTCAAGCATCTTTTCAACTAACTCCTCTTCCCTTGTACCACTAAAGTATGGGATAATAATGATGGGGTCTTTATGCCTGAGTATTCTACCCAATCTTTGTTTGATGATAATATCACTGCTGTTCAGATTAGCATACAAACCAACTCTGCAATCTACAAGATTCATACCTTCATTCAACATATTACATGCTGTGATGTGGTCTAACTCCTTATGATTAAACATGTCAAGTACCATAGAGGATTCTTTGTTCTTACTGTTAATACAGTTTTCCCCTAATATTTCTGTTTGCTCAATAGAGCTACAGAATGTAAGTACCCTCTCTGATTTCAGCTTCTCCAGAAGAGATAAGATAATAGGGTTCTTTAATTGTGAAAGGAATTTGAGCCTTTGACCTGCAAGGAATAACCATTTTGTCTTTACTCCTTCATTTCTTGTTCTCATATACTGCCTCTTCCAGAACTCTATCTTGCTTCCTAACTCTATCACATACTGTAATTCAGTACACTTAATATGCACTTGAATAGATTTATCCTTAAGGTATTGCCATCTGTCCTTATATAGACATTCCTTAACAATCTTAGCCTTAGGATGCTCAATCATAGTATGTACAGCATGTGTATTATCAAGTTCAAGAGGGATAAGGAACACTCTTGGGTCAGGAAGGATCTCATTGTCTATAGCCTCCTTCATCTTCACTGTATAACATTGAAAATCAGGAAACAACTGACTTAGTTCCCACTTCATGTCTCTGGTAACTGTAGCTGAAAGCATTATAGAATGATGTATCTCCATTGTAGATACAAATTCCCTACATCTTTCTGACATGTGTTGCACCTCATCAAAGATTACACAATCCCATTCTTCCTCTACATGTTTATTCAATCCTACATAAGTACTGAATTGTACTCTTTCAATCCAAGATTTAAGTCCCCATTTGATAAACTCCTCTTTCCAGTTATTTATCAAGACTAACCTTGGAATTACTATAAGTATGCTACTGGGGTTATCCCTTAAACCCAAATCAATACCTATCTTAGATTTACCAAAGGAAGTAGGTAACTCACAGAGTATAGAATTACTCCTTATATTCATTATCTCTTCCTGAGCCTGTTCTCTATCCATATCTCTTTACTATATTCTTTAGTTTTTCTACATATTGCGGGTCTTCCGCATAACCTATTTTAATCAAAAATTGATAGTAATCATCCGGGGGTTTGTATCTATATTGTATGTAATTGAGATAGGCAACCACACTCTCACTCCAGTGGTCAAACTTATAATAATCACCTTTGTAACTATTGTAGAGTCCAAATAAGTTATTGTACTCTTTGCAGACCTTAGACCTGAAATGACCTGTCTCAAGAATAGCCTGAGCATATACAATGTTCTTATGTTCAACATTATAATACTCTAAAGCCTCCATGAGATAATCATCAGGAGCTTCTGATAGGAGGAACTCCTCTTCATAATACATTGTGTCAGGTTTATGAAACTCTAATGCTTCATCAAGGATAGTTTCTGGACCATTATCATAATGTAAGAACATAGATGTGTGTTGTATCCTACTTCTGGATTGATACCTTATTGAATCCAGATATAATAATCTTAGGTTCTACTCCCTTACTTACAAGACTATCATACTCCTTAACCAAACTGATTGGGTCAATGTATGTATTGTCATAAAGCATAGTAGGAACTCCAAGCAATACCCCACTACCAAATGAAGAACAAATGTGTTCTATTCCATTATGATTTACAGTATGAGCTGCTTGTGGTCCACCTGAGAACCTAATAACTATAGGTTTCTTTCCCTCTTGGGAATTTGATTCTGTATTTATACTTCCTCCAATATCTGGCACAATGCCCCCACTTTTTCTTAGTTAAAACTCTCCCTTTACTCATATTTCCAATAGTTTTATGTAAGTTCTTCCACCATCCTTATTATACCACAGCAATAGTATGTACTTGTCATAGCTCGTGATTAAATCAAAATAAGGGTGGGATCTAACAAAAGTTCTTATTAGTAAGATAATACCAAACAATCCTGCTATAATTGATACAAATAACATACTACCTACACTATAAATGATTTAATTATCAAGTACAGCATAGGTGAAACTTACTCCACCAAGCTCTTCTACAATCCTTTTGAGATGTGCTTCAAGCCTCTGTTTCTTAGTAAGTCTCTCCCAATCTCTTGCTTTAACAAAGTAAGGAGCTTCTTTTCCTGTCATGTAGTCATAAGCATCCATACTGAGATTGAGTGATTGACTTGCAGGCTTATTCTTTCTGGTCTTCACAGTAATGGTTTGAACATCTTTCTTACCATCACTCTTCTTACCTTCTACTCTCATATTGAAAGTGTCATAACCTGTGCCTTCTTTTTCTTTCTCAAGAGCTTTAGCCTGCTCTTGGCTCAGCATCACACTACCTTGTAATGTGACACTGAGACTCACTTTGATTTCATTATTCATCTGAATCTTCACCCCTCAGTATAGCTCCCATAAGAAGCATACCCAACATGGCTTCTGGACCTTCACCTACCATATTCTTAACTGCAATACCAACTACAATCTTTTGCTGTTGTTCTGCAATGAATTCCTGCAAGTCCATAGGCAGAGTACCAAGTAGGTATGTAATTACAATAGCCTTACTTTGAGGGTCTTTTAATCTGTCCAGTTCAATCAGGCAATTATCCAGAGCATCTTCTGCATCTGTATCACCTGTCTTTTTACCAAGGTCAATTACACCTTCCCTCAAATCATCCATTGCTTCTTTAGGAAGTGGTTTGTTAAGACCTAATTTTTCTCTCATGTTTTCTGCGAAGCTCTCAGCTCCACTCTTTTCATTTTTCATTGTTTTTTTTTTTCTAGTAAAACATATCTTAATTATCACATGAATGTGCATAAGAGAAAAGGCTACCAGTAATTAAACTGATAGCCTTTAAAAGATAGAATATTCTACAACACCTTTGAAATTGTTGCCCCTAAGGACATAAGTTGATTTAAAAATCTACTCCTTTCTTACTTTAATTTACTTTTAATTTTATGTATAATATTGAAGTAAGTGTTGTATATCACTAATCTTTGTGTGGGGATGGTTAGACTCGAACTAACATTTGATTGTTTTACTGACAATTGTGTAAACCTTGAAGTAACTCTTATAATACACTACCCCTTCGGGAGAACACTCATAAGAGGATAAAACTTGCTTTTATTTCACCACATCCCCATTTTAATTTAATTGTGGAGGGAATTGGACTTGAACCAATGACCCGTAGCTTATGTATGCTTTTTTTTTTTTGAAGTAACTCTTTGCTTCACTAATGATGTCTTTATAAGATATGCCATAGAACATTTAACAGATTATCGTAGATAATTTAAAAGATTATTGATGTAAATCTGTAACACACTAATGGCATTATAAGTTAATGTTGTAAGAACAACTAACAGACTATTTTTTGGTAAACTGATTCCTATATTAGTTTGAAGTAAGTCTATTATAGACTATACAACATTATATTTTACTGTTCCTCAAACTTATTCTGCAAGCCTTCTAAAGCTGCAATATAAGTTAGGAAATGCTCTGACCAACCTGAAATCTCAGCAGTCCATCTACCTCTATAATTCACTCCCTTTGTATTGGCTGACACATCACAAATGTAATTGTACTGACCAAAAGGCTCAGGAAGGATAGACTTATTATACATGTGGTCTATATCCTGTGAATCTGAGAAAATGATAATTCTATCAAAGTGGACATCTTTAAACTTAGCTTTACACCAGTCTAAACATTGTTTGGTGAATATACCTCCACCACCAATATTATTTCTTGTGTCCATGATTTGCTTGAATACACCAAATCCTTTTTGAGGATACTTGATATGTTCAGATGCTTGCTTTCTTAGACCATCACTACCTGCTGTAGTTACAAGTTCATAGTCCTCACATTGATTAATAGCTAACATAGCCATTGCACATGCTTGGTCCATTCTGTTGAACTGTGATTGAGCAGAAGTAAGATTACCCATAGAACCACTGACATCTACTATAAACAAGGTTTTACCCGGAAGTTTAGGTAGATTCTTATATGATTCCAACATAGCATCTTCAATATCCCTACTGAACTTAGGGTTCATTCTTTCAGCTTTCAAGAAGTCAAGAGGCAATAACATTGATGATTTAAGTCTTGTCAATCCTTCAACAATAACTCTCCTATCAACATCTGCTTTCTTCATGTTATTTATGTTTCTCAACATAGCCAGACCACCAATCTTATTCTCAAAGATTAATTTAGTCCAAGTTTCTTTCCTGTCTTCACCAGCAGACAATAACACTTCCCATGTTTCAGGTGGTGTAAGAGTTCTGTCAGCTACTTTCTTGAATAACTTGGTTTCATAATCATTGTTTGGCTTAGGTCTGCATAAGAACATAACATCTCTCAGCTTAATGGTTGCATCCCTATCATATTTAGCCAGCTTATACTCATTGAAATTATGAAAGGCAGCACTTAATCCTTTCTTAGCTTGATTACAGATAGGCTTTTTACCTTCCTTCCAATATAATGCCAAGAAATCTGTAAGCATATCAGCCCTTGTAATAATCTTAGGCAACAAGTCAGCTACAAATAGCTTATGTTCAGGATATTTACACATTTCTACTGCTATAAACAGAGGTGTATGTCTTAGCTTCTGCATTAATCTTGCTTCAAGAGCAATATTATACACATCAATGGCAGGGCACAAAGGTATTAACCTCTTTATTTCTTCTGCCACCTTGAGACCATCCATATATGCAACATCTTCCCAGAGAAGATTAGCTAATACAGCCCTTCTCAATAATGCTACATTACTCTGTTTAGCTGCCAATGCACCTGAACCACCAGCCAGTCTTTCTGTATCCAACTTTGAAGTTGGTTTCACTAATGGATTTAACTTTCCCATAGAATTGTTTCTTTATTTAATTGACACTGCAAAGATATGTCAAAGGTTTCATATATGCAAATATATTTCCACCTTTGACATTCTTTTTATTTTATTCCTCTGTGTTCTGGGCTTTATCTGCTTCTGAATTGCAGAAGTTTATGTAACCTTGCCATGTGGTAACTCACCAATAGGCTTGTCTCTTTTGATTGTTGATTTAATCAGTTTCATTCTTTTTTTTTTTTTATTAGACACCTAAGTCTGGGTGTTTATAAATTAGGAATCTGCAAGCACAGCATACTATAAGATGTTGTACACCTGTTGCAGCCAGTACTCCTATTACTATTAGGTTCCAATCAGGCAATGATTCCCAATTAAATAACCATAATGCACATAAGAAGAATGTTATCCATGTAGTACTACAATAGATACAGAAACCAAGAGGATAAGCAATGAAACCTAAGAATCTATGCCATATATTAGGTGTATGACACCCATCTATATCACAATACATCTCTGACTTCTTTACCCATTTCTTGAGTATTACATACCACCAGTAAAATATCATATCTTCCACCTTTAAACAATTTCTGTAGAAGATTCCTAATAATCCTCCTACTAAGCCCACAAGGACAAATTCAAATACAAACTGAGTCATGTTTTTTTTTTTAGTTCAACACTTATTTAATAGTCTCTATAGCCTTATCACTTATACCTATACCATCTATTATAATAGTATAAGGTTCATCAATCCTATCTTCAAGAATAGCTCTCTTTATATAGTCATCTTGAGATTTATGCAGTAGTGTACAATGGTGTAAGTACCATCCTTCTCTGTCCTTATAATAGTTTATTATAATTTCCTTCTTGAGCATTTCTATGTGATTTACAAGGTAGAAATGTCTGACAGCCCATAACACCCTTTATAGCTTACCTATTAGCATCCTGTGTTTTCTGTATTTATTGTATTGCAGCCCACACCAGACCAAAACCATTTACAATTGTGGAGCATGAGGGATTTGAACCCTCGTCTTACCAACAGTCTTTGCATGTTCTCTTACCAAATAATTAGCAATCAAAGCCAAATTATGCCCCTTATTGTACCCCCAAGAAGACTCGAACTTCTGTCTAAAGTTTAGGAAACTTCTATTCTATCCACTGAACTATGAGGGCAGTTTGAGTAGCTGTGTTTCACAACATGAGCTACTCTTTAATTAACCTTATATAAAACACATACCTAAAATAAATACCTTATATCAGCACCAAGCATTTTAGCTGCTTTCTTGGCATCCTCAGCACTCTTGAAGTACACAATACCTGCATATTGTACAGTCTTGTGTTCATAGATTGCAATACCATGTGTGAGGTCAACCTGAGCAATCACTGCTGAACCACCCATAGATGATTTACCAATAAAATAGCCAGTCCTGCCTGCACCCATCTCCCAACAACCATTGAGGTACTTAGCTATGATAGCCAGTTTACCATTGGTTAATACTTTACCACCATCACCATGAGGTATAGCCAAACTAACTGTGTCCTTGTTTACACATGACTTCATATAGTCATAACCAACCAGTTCACTTTCTGCATAGGCATTCAATGCTAATGTGCGGAGAGTTGTATTACCACTGTTGTACCATTCTCTTGCTTGTTCAAGAGTTACTGAGATATTTCTTGCTTCCATGTTATTCAATACTTTTTGTTCTACTAAGCTGTGAATTACTTAACTTTTGGTTTGTATAAACCACATAAATTGTCCGTACCATTTGATTATAATTTAATTGAATTTATCATCAAGGTGATTGAGATACTTGTTGAGTGTAAGTATCTCAAGCTCCTCTTTGTTAATAGTTTTATAACACACTCCAACAAGTATTAATACAAGTATAAGACCATGAAAGAAATATCCATTGTCATAAATACTATCAATACCCATCATATATAATAAGGTGATAAGAGTGGTTACATATAGTAACACACCCTTGATAATTAGTTTGAATGCCTTCATTCTCCTGCTCCTTTCTGGTCTCTCATGAATAACCATGCAAAGAATGCAGTGACTAATATTACAGTCACTACATTCTCAGTATTTATCATGTCTTCCATTATCTTTTTCTTTTATATTTATTGAACTCTTTTCTTGCAATATCACCTTTCTTAAAGGTCTGCATTGTGATGTTATTGTCTGATGCAATTACTATTGACCATTCAAAAGCATGTGTCCCAAACAGTGAAACTGTTCTACCCAATTGGTCTGTAATTGTAGCTCTTAATGTAGAGTCGCAGTTACTTCTGTTGTATTTCTTTGCCATAATTATTTTATTAATCTTAATAACTCTCTTTCTTCCGGCTCTTTAAATCCTCTGGATACTAAGTCATTATAGTTTGATAATGACTTTGGTAGATTGAGGTTTATTTCACCATAGAATGATTGAATATACAAAGGATTGTCTTTGTGAGCTTCTGTAGAATCAACCTTTTGATAAAGGTTATTGCAATAGCTTAAAAATTTTGGGTGTCCCATATGTTTATAAGTTAATTTGTTAATAATTGAAGCACATACTGGATTTGAACCAGTGACCTTCATTCCAACTACCTTTAAAATCATTAGATATGATGCTCTAACCACTGAGCTAATGTGCCCTTGATATTGATGTTATTATATCCACCCATGTACTCTTCCTTAAATAGGCTGACTGTCTTTTTAGTTTTCCTTTACTTGGTTAATAGTTATAAGTCCCTCAGTCTGGCTACCAAGATGTACCACCTGTTGTATAGTGTGTAATAAATTACTCTTTTACTCAGTGGACTCACTATTCAGCATTACTTTCTCTTACAATATTTCATCTTTCAGGTGGATGTTTGTTTAGTCTCCTAAGTGGTCAACACTTACAATATAATACCCATCAAATATCTATCCTTATCATATTATTCTATTATATATTAGTTATTTCTTAACACATTTTAATGGCATGTGTTCTGTCAAATGCTACTATTATTCACATTTGATTGCCTAAATTAGCCCATTGGTATGCTCACTATGTGTATATTTAGAGCATGAGATATGCTCAATTAAACTATAAGATACTCTGTTCATAAAGATTAGAACAGTAAATCCAGTTATTTTATTTAAACTCCTTTATTTCAACACCATCTAAGGTACATTGGATAACTGGTTTACTTAATTTATTAGCCATCCTTACATTCCTTGTACCAT